CCATTTGGAACGTCTGTGGTCAAGAACCATGCATTAGTTGCAGTCAAGAAGTGGTTAACGGTATAACCTTCAGGGATTGAACCGTTGTTCTTGAGAGCGTTAATGTCATTGTTGTTTGTACCAACACGCAATTCTGTTTCGAGCAAACGTGTTGCAACAAACATTAGTGCTGGAGGAACAATCAACTTCTTGGGGCGTGCGGCGATCAAAAGACCACGCTCGTCTGTCCAAGCAGCGATCTGAATGACGGCATTCTCAAGAGAAGTCTCGTTCAAGTCAGCAGCTGTGGAAGGAGTGTTGGCGTTTGTGCCACCGTTCACCAAGGGGTGAGCAGAGTTCAACAAAGACACGCCATCACCACCAGGATAGGCAGCGTTGTAGGCGTTGTTCAACACGTTGGCAGCTTTCACCTGTTTGGTGTAAGCCATCGCACGGGCCAAGCCTTTGGTGTAGCGAGCAGACAAGCTGTCGTACAAATTATCCTCAATCGCCTCTTCAGTGATTGAGAAACCCAAAGCAATGGTCTCGTGGTTGTAACGTGCTGTGAAAGCCTCTTGCGCATTGTCATAGGTGAGAGCTGTGCCCTCAGACTTGACTGGTGCAGCTGAGAAGCCTGACAGTTTTGTTTCCTCTTCAAAGCTACGCTCTGATTTCTCAGTTTCGTAGATCTCTTTGTGCTCTTCGCCGTAACGGGCATACTCTAGACCGAACAATGCGTTCAAACCAGGGAGCAACTCTTTAAGCAGTTGTGCGCGTGAAATAGCCATTTAAGTGCTCCTTAATTAAACACCAGCAGTGTTAGTCATACCTTGGAATGTTGCATTCCATACGACCAAAACTTCAGGGAAACCAACGAAAGATAAGTTCGTGCCTGTGGGAACAGAAATACTGGAAGCCAAAGTAACGGTTGTGCCGCTAACGTTGGTTACAGAAATATAGTTACCTTGGGCAACGCCACTTACGCCTTGAGCAATCAATTGCATTCCGGGCTGGATTGCAGAGTTTGATGCTGTCAATGTAATAGTAGTACCAGATGTGCTGGCATTTCCGCCAACGGCAGAAACGGTAACAGCAGTATCTTGCACCACGCTAACACAGCGGAAAGGTAGCAATGTAGCAATACGAGTATTACCAGATGTACCAGAGCTGATCACAGCACCAGAGACGGCCATTGCTGAGTCACCAGTTGTGGTGTTACCTGCTGTACCTGTTACGGCATAGAGGTTAGAACCAATGAAGGTGGGGTTAGCATAGCCAACTGTGGAAGCGGTGTTGGACAAGGAAGTACCTTGAGCAACCATCACTGCTTTGAACACAGTACGGGGATCGTCAATCACATATCCAACTGCATAGTTAGATGATGTGCTTGCGGGCCAGTATTGGCCACGAACGATTTGGCTAGATGAGTTTGTGTACTCAGCGCCAACAAAGATACCCAAAGTACCAGCTACAGCAGTAGCAGGGCTAGAGGCAGCAGACATGGTGGTGGCAACAATGCTACCGTTAGAGAGCTGAACAATGTCACCATTGAACAACGATGTACCATAAGCAGTAGCAATGGGATACATGCGAGTTGACCCAGAATAGGGTAATCCGCCGAACTCACTGACCGCTTTAAACCCGTATGGAGCGGGAATAATTGGATAAGCCATTTAGGACTCCTGAATTAAATTATCTTGCGCCAAACCCAGTACCGCGTGTCGTTGTGGATGTTCTATCCGAAAACTTGCGCATCCTGGGGTCATTGTCTTTCATGAAACTGTTATCCACTGACTCCATCTGATCTTGCGCTTGTTTGGCATAATAGCGCTGGTAGGCGTCAAAGTTCTCTTGTGTGTTTTTGCACAGAATCAAACCACCGACTTCTACGTTGCCCTCATTATTCCCCTCAAGCATTAGCTCGGGATGGTCTGCCGCCTTAACTGGTTCCCAGCCGTCACGTCTCATGCGAGACAATCTGGTGTGATCCGCCTTACCTAATATGTGTGTCATAACGTAACGATACACATAACCAGGCTCGGGTGTTGGGTCTGGCAATTGGCTCGAAGGTTTGTACTCCTTACGAACCTCTTTATCACGGGTTTCAATATCACGAGTTTTCTTAACATCAACCATTTTGTGCCTCCAATTTCTGTTGTTCAAGGTAATACTTCTTGGGATCAAGATTAAATTTCTTCACTAACGCTGCTTGCGTCGGAGTCAATTGAACCTTTTTCACGCCAGAAGATCGTGACGCTGGAGCAACTACATTCGAAGGACGCTTTGCGGCTTGTGCCGGTTTTTGTTCGCCGAATACTTCCGGGAACGTGTTTTTGATGCGTGAATCTATCTGTTGATAATATTCATCGGAGCGCGGGTCTACACCCGAGTTGACTAGTTTTTGATGCAGCCCTAGCGCAAAGCTGGTAACTTCTTCAAACCCTTGCGAACCAAACCACTGGTTTTTTGCCTGCCAGCGCAGGGATTTTTCGTCTGGTTGTACAGATTGAGTCTGTCTAGGTTGAGTTTGTACAGGAATTTCCTGCTCTTGTAAAGCAGGACGGTAATTTTTTAATGATTCAACGCGCCATTTAGCCTCAGCCAAAGCCTCCTGAGCCGCAATAATAGCATCAGTATCGTAGGCTTCTTGAGCCTCTTTATACTGTTTTCTCGCCAATACCAGGTCAGCTTCAGCCTTTTCTTTGGCAGAAGACGCAATCATTTGATGGCCCGCTTGGACGTTGCTTTTTAGAGACTTGTTCTCTTCAATTAACTGTCTAGCAAGGCTTTCAAGTTCCTGTTTTTCCCGCATAGCCGCTTCGGCTTTACGTCTCTCATCGTGTCTAGCGTGCGTCAATTCCTTGATGCGGCTTTGTACATTCTGAGAGTAACTGGCAATTTCATCGTCAGTTGGATCTGGAACTTCTTTGTTTAAAGGCTGTTTGCCTTTGTCGCGTTCTGGGGTGTCATCGATGATTTCAATTTCGATTTCTTCCTCGTTTGCTTCCGCAGCTTGAGGTAGTTCATCGGTTTCATCGGGGAACTTGTATGGTTCGTTCATATTTGTCCTTTATGCACGGCTTATGCCGCGGGGGTCTTCAACAACAGCATCGACTTGGTCATCGTTGATGAGCCTAAATTCTTTGCCGAAAATTTTAAAACGCGTACCAGAATAAGTACGAGTTAGCACAAAATCTCCAGGCTTGCACCACGCTCCAGTGGGGTACTTTTCTGGGTCTTTATATGCATCGGGCCCAACCTTAAGTACAAACAAAACGGTTGTAGCGTGTTGTTCTTGTACCGCGTATTGGGATGGTCTTATCAGATCCAAACTAGTTCCATCAATCTTGTCGGAAATGTCGGGCACTCCGCAAAGAATTTTGTAACCGGTTGGTTCTGGTAATACAGTGGCCTTCTCTTCATTGGTTGCATTCTCTTGCGGGGCCTCCACAGGTTGAATGGTTTTTGGCATCGTAACGCCAGGGGGGAGGATGAAATCAGTCATCGTTTTCTTCACTTTCTTTTAGCAGGTCTAGGAGGTGACGCTCTGCAATGGCCAGACCCGAAATAAGCCCGCAGAGTTTTTGATATTCTTCGAAAGAGCGGCATGCACCACCAGCCATATCATCGGCATAGTTGTTCATGTCGGTGCGTAATTTTTCGCGCAATACGCGTGCGAAGTCTTGGATCATTGTTTACCTTTGTTGGCCTCTCGCCTTCTCATAGCAAGTTCGGCTTTGTGTTTAGCAATATCGGCACCGGTTTGTATGCCGATCTGTCTGTCAGCCGCGGCAGTCTGATTTCTGTGTTTTGCAACATCAACAATCGTATTGAGTGCGGCTTGTTTCTCTTGTGTATCGATTTGGTTTTTGTGTTTGGCCATATCGATACCGGCTTTGTACGCACCTAGCTGTTGATCGCCAGCTATTTTTTGTTGCTCTAAGGCTAGTTTTGCTTGAGCAATTTGCGCTTCCATCTGGGCCTTTTGGGCTTTGATTTGAACTTCTTGTTGTGCAATTTGCAGTTCTTGCTGTTGCATCTGTAGAACTGGGTCTTGCGCCTGTTGCTGGGCTTGCTGTTGTGCAGCCATTGCCTGATGTTGTTGCGCAACTTGTTGCGCTGCTTGGGCTAACATTCCAGACAATGCAGTCTCCAGTTGAGGAGTCATCTTTTCATCTTCGGGCGGCATTGCCATTCCGAGTTGTTCTTCTACCTGCTGACGATACATATACCCAGCATGCTCGCCCATATGCGCCTGAAGAGCCGCCATGATTTGATTGGCTTGGGGATTCTGACCAATAATCGCCATGATCATTGGATCTTGCATCATCGACTGATGAACCTGAATATGCGCCTGATGATTTTGGAATAAGAAAGCCTTTAGCGGCTTGCCCTTAAGCGCCGCTTGGTTTTCAGATACAGGGTCCGTAGGTTTCTGATCATCTGGTAAAGGTACGAGTTTGTCCGCATTTTTAATTCCTAAAACATCTAACATTGAACGGTGCAATTGCGGGAGATCATAAATCTGTGGCGCCATCTGGGCCATCTGTATCACAGCTTGATACTGCACTACCCTCTGAGAAAGAGTAGCCGCGTTAGGATCAGAAACCGGAATAATGTCTACTTTATCGTAATCAGCTTTCTTAGACTTCCTTCCGCCATATTCTGGGTCGTAGGTATAGTCTGCATCTGTGTAGTCTCGGATAATATTCTTGAGAAGTTTCAGCTCCTGCTTTAAGGCAAAGTGTGTGCGAGCCTGTACTGCACTCAACACCTTTAGCTGTCTCTCAAGTAGAGCTAAAGTAGTTCCGACTGGTGTCTGGGCAGACATGTCGGACACACTCATATCGGCAGTAGCAGCAAACCTGCGGCCTTCTTCTACGATGTTATTGAGTAGTGTATAAAGAACTTGACTCGGTTCTTTGTAGGGTAAGGGTAATATAGAGTCGCGGATATTTCCTGACGCTACATCTACATCCCGGAATTCTCCCGGAGCAATTGGGGTATCATCGCCCTTAATGCGAAGGCCCCTGGACTTGAGTCCCCCAGGCAAGTTTGATAAAGTTCCTGCATCAATGAGCTGTCGCATGATGCTAGTGGCAGATTTAGCAAACCCGCCAATGAGGTGGAAGAGCCCGAACCCATAAGCGCCAAAGCCGGGTATGTATTGGTAGTGGACAAAATGCTGTCTCTTGAGCCTGAGTTCGTCGCCTTCATTCCAGTTCCTCCTTACGGATAAGATATCATGAGTACCCTTAATTAAGGTCACGACATAAGGAACCATAATTCCAGTTTCGTTACCTTCGTCATCAACATCCTCAAAACCATCCAATTCAAGATCAACGTGGCACTCATAAAGAGTATATCGTTCATCGTTCAAATCGCTAAATCCAGTCTCCTTGTCCTTCGCCATCTGGATATCTTCTCGCGAACGACTAGGATCGGGTAACTCTATATCACGGTAAAAACCGGCATTTTGTAACTTGACAATCTCATTCTTGGTCTTTCTCATGACGTGCGTCACTCGATAGCAGGTATCCATATCTGTAGTCCCGTAGGGAAGAATGATATCTTCGGCAGGGATAAACATAGAAACCTGGCGTCCTAGATTGGGATCGTAGTACACCTTCTTAAATGCAGAACCAGTCGCCGGCAAAGACCAAAGCATCCTCTCATGTTCCGGCCTAAATTCTTTCATAACCTCCGTCAATTCGTTATTCATGTCATCTTCGACATTGACGGCTATCTCTTTCATTTGTGGGGTTTCTTTACCCAGTAGCTTAGTACGAACCGGGCCTTGGGCTGGGAATGTTTCCGTGATCAT